GGTTTGCTACCGACATCTTTAAGCTCAAGGCACAGGTCATTTGCAAGTTTTACCCGCCCGAGCTGATTGTGGAAATGTCTGGGGTGATGAACACACCGGACGGTCAAGACCCGCAGATGATGCAAGCGGCATTGCAGATGTTGTCCGACAGCACGATCAGGGATTTCCACATTGCGGTCGAAGCTGACAGCTTGGCGCAAATCGATGAGCAAGCTGAGAAGCAGGGCGCACAGGAAGCAATCCAAACTATCGGTCTGTTCTTGCGTGAAGCGATTCCCATGATTGCCCAAGCGCCTGAGACCCTGCCTATGGCCTCTGAGATGCTGTTATTCTTGGTGCGCCGGTTCAGAGCCGGTCGCGGGCTGGAAAGCGCGGTCGAGAGGGCAATGAAAGCCCTGCAAGACAAGGCAGACGCTGCCAAACAGCAACAGCCTGGCCCACCGCCCGAGATGCTACAAATGCAAGCAGAACAGCAAGCAGAGCAAATGCGGATGCAGGCACAGGCGCAGACTGAGCAAATGAAAGTGCAAGCGCAAGCCCAGATTGAGCAGGGTAAGGCACAGCTTGAGATGCAAATGCACCAGGCTAAGACTCAGGCAGAGATGCAATTAGCTCAGATGAAAGCCGAGTTTGAGGTTGCCAAGCAGAATAATGAAATGCAAATTAAGGCCAGAGAAATGGCTGGAAGGGAAGAATATGAGCGATGGAAAGCAGAGCTGGATGCAGCGACTAAAGTCTTGGTGGCTCAAATTGGCGCAAAAGCTGGGCTTGACCAAGCCGCAATGAGCGCACAAATGGCGGCATCCGAGGAGCTTGACTCTACTCTGGGTGACGGCATGAGCGAGGCGATTAACCGCCTAGCTGATATGCACGGTCAGACGCTGGGGCAGATTACCGGCGTAATGCAGGCAATCAGCGCACCCAAGCGCATTATTCGTGGGCCAGACGGTCGGGCGGCGGGTGTTGAGATTGCGGTATGAGCTTGGTCTTAGCCGATAGGGTCAAGGAGACCACCACCTCCACAGGTACAGGCACGATAACCCTTGGCGGCGCAGTAGCTGGGTTTCAGTCATTTAGCGTCATTGGTAACGGCAATACAACTTACTACACAATCTCAGGCGGCACACAGTGGGAGGTTGGAACTGGTACATATAACGCAAACACGTTGACTCGGGACACGGTGCTGGATTCATCCAGTGCTGGCGCTTTGGTGGACTTCACCAACGGGTCAAAGGACGTATTTGTTACGTTGCCTGCTGAAAGGGCAATCACATCCATTGCGTCTGCTGATGCAAGCATTATTGTTACTACGGTTGGATCGCTTGTTGATCTTTCGGTATCGCAAACGTCTCCAGCCTCGGTGCTTGTTGAACGAGTGCGAAATTCAACTGGCGCAACCTTAACAAAAGGGACAGCGGTTTATATCTCAGGCGCGACAGGTCAGCTGCCGACTGTTTCAAAAGCATTGGCAACAAGCGATGCGACATCAGCGCAGACTTTGGGATTGATAACCAGTGACTTGGCAAACAATTCAAATGGCTATGTAACTATCATTGGACTGGTTGATGACCTTGACACATCAGCATATACCGATGGAGCACAGCTTTACTTAAGCCCAATTACAGCGGGAACTTTGACCGCAACTAAACCGTATGCGCCACAGCATCTGGTCTATGTGGCAGTTGTTTCCCATGCTCACCCAGTTCATGGCAAGTTGATTGTTAAGGTGCAAAACGGCTACGAGATGGATGAGCTGCACAATGTGTCGGCTCAGTCACCAAACAACGGCGATATTCTTGTTTACAACACAAGCACCCAATTGTGGGAGACCGCAGCTCAAGCCAGTGGCGGCACAGTCACAAGCGTAAGCGGTACAGGTACGGTCAGCGGTTTAACCTTAACAGGCGCGGTGACCAGCTCGGGTAGTTTGACCCTTGGCGGCGCTATTACAGGTTTTGCAACTAGCGGGGCAAACACTGATTTGACATCTGTGGCACTGACGACCGGCACAATTTCCACTGCACCAAGCTCAAGCACCGATATTGTCAACAAATCCTATGCCGACTCAATTGCGTCTGGCGTTAACTTTCACGCTGCTTGCCAGTATGCAACGACAGCGGCTTTACCAGCAAACACATACAACAACGGCGCAAGCGGGGTCGGTGCGACACTGACGGCTGTGGCGGTCGGTACGCTGACCATCGACAGTTACACGTTGGTCATTGGCGATGTTGGTAAGCGTTTACTGATAAAGAACGAGACGACTCAGGCTAATAACGGTGCGTATGTACTGACGCAAGCAGGAACGGTGGTGCTGCCATATATCCTGACAAGGGCAACAGATTACGACACAAGCGGGTCTGGCACGAATGAAGTGGATCAGGGTGACTTGATTTTGGTGATTAGCGGCACGACAAACGCAAACACTTCATGGGTACAGCAGACACCGTTACCAATCACGATTGGTACTACGGCGATTGTGTTTCTCCAGTTTGCGGCAATTCAGACGTACACCGCAGGCACGGGCTTAACCTTAGCCACCAATCAGTTTTCGATCACTAACGTGGGAACGGCGGGGACTTATGGCACTTCTACTCAAATTCCCGTATTCGTTACCAACGCACAAGGACAGGTTACTTCAGTCACAAATACGGCAATAGGAACGCTGAATCAAAATACAACAGGAACGGCTACCTTAGCCAAAAGCACTTCAGCATTTACCAGTGGTACTGCCGCAACTTATACCGCACCTGCAAACACCCAATGGGTTAAGGTCACGGTGGTCGGCCCAGGCGGTAACGGCGGCGCGGCTTTACTTCAAAGAGCAACGGGCGGTGGTGGTGGTGGTGTGGCAATCAAATGGCTATCCATGACCGCAGCACAGACCTTGGTCTACACGGTCGGCACGGCATCAGGCACAGCATCCACCGTGGCATCTGGGACGCTGACCATTACCACAATAACGGCAAACTCAGGCACAAACGGCGCAGGTACTGCTTACGCTAACTCAATTACGGCTGGCGGCGCAGGCGGCACAGCGACTAACGGCGATGTCAACATTACTGGTGGACAAGGCGGGTATTCTTACGGCTCAGGCACAACAGTTCAAACCAACTTTGGCGGCAAGGGCGGGGATTGCCCTGGCTTTGGCTCTGGTGGCCCTGCCGTGGCAATTGTGGCAACCGCAGGCGTACAGGGTAACGGCTTTGGTGCTGGTGGCGGTGGTGCTCATGGCAACGCAACCGCAGCCAACGGTCGAGGTGGAATCATTATCTTTGAGGCGTACTGATGTTTGGCTTTGCGTCATTTGCCGAATTACCGTTTGCCACAATCAGCGTTTCGGTAACCCCAGCGCCTGAAGTTTTACTTGGTGGTCACTTTGGTTTTGACGAGCGTGACAAGAATTGGGAAAAAGAAAAGCAGCAAGAGGCCAAGCGCAGAAAAAGGATCAAGACCGCCTTGTTTGGCTTACCGCCTGATGAGCGCGAGCAGATCGCACCAGCTCAGACAATAGATATTGCGGCGCAAACAGTAATCACTTATGATGCGATCATGGTTCAGATTGAAACGCTAAAAAAACGGATTGAATTTGAGCAAGACGAAGAAGATTTTGAAACACTTTTGGAGTTCCTTTGAAAACAACTTGGGTTTTTCCATCTAACGGCAGCGAACCGTATGAAAAGACTAGCGGGCGGTCTGGTGAATACACCACCGTAATGGGCGACATTGCCCCATTCATGTCACCTGATGGCAAGATGATTGAGGGCAGAAAGCAGTGGCGTGACCACCTCAATCGCACCGAATCAATCGAGATGGGTCATTCGGATGTTAAGTATGCTCAAGCCGAATGGAACAAGAAAAAAGAAGTCCACCGAGACAGGTTGCGCGGGCAATTGGCGACCGTGCAAGAGTTTGACCGACCAGGCGCACCAATTTCTGCTGTTAAGATGTCTAACCTAAACGTAGAGATGGCAAACCGCTTACACAACCGTCCGATGCCTGAGCGCAAGGAGATGATCAAAATGACCCTCGATCAAATGAAAAGGATGAAGTGATGGAAAACGAAGTTGTCGCACCCGACACGATAGAAACACCAGCACCCGAAACCCCAGCTCCTGCGCCAGTTGAAGCGCCAGCCGAGCCGCAAAGCAGAGCCGATACGATTCGTGAGGCGCTGACCAAGACACCGACAAACCGTGGCAAACACGCTGCCACA